TTTATGCTAAAGCCGCCTGTGCTTCGGCAATTTTGTCTTTTAGACGCTCATTTTCTTCTAATAAGCTCTTGTTTTCAGCTTCTATTTCTTCAATATATTTCTTGAGAGCTTCATTTTCAGTAACTAATTCTTTATTCTTTTCTTCTAAGACATTGACTTTAGCCAGCGCTTCATCAACCTGTTTCATCAAATCTTCAAGCTGTTTCATAAGTTCTTCAATTTGCTTTACAAGTTCGCTCGTTGGAGTTTCTGGTTCAGGTTCAGGTGTAGGCTCTGGTTCTGGCTCAGGAGTCGGTTCTGGTTCGGGTTCCGGTGAAGGTTCCGGGTCAACCGGAGTGTCAATTATTTCACATCTTCCATCTGGTAAATTATATACAGCATAGTAAGAATTACCGTTTGTATATCTAAACTGACACCAGTAAAGTTCTTCCTCGTGGGCTTCGGTATCCATCGTAATAAGAGGATAGGTTCCAACTGGGATATAATCGCTATCTCCAAATTTTACAACGTCACTTGTGTTTCGAGACATGAAAGCCTGATTCTTATTTGGAGTTATAATCTTCAAAGACTTATTATCAACAGCTACATCAATAGTAGCATCAATAATTTCACATCTATCATCTGGAAGATTGTACACAGCATAACAAGAACCTCCGTCTGGAAGTCTAATTTCACACCAATAGAATCCCTGTTCTCCTACTGTGTTCTCTTTGCTGATAATCTTATAATCACCAATTGGAAGATAATCAGAATCTCCAATCTTTATAACATCATCTACGTTCTTTGAGCCGAAGCCTTGACACTTATTTTCTATTTTTACTCTATATCTTAGAACAGACAAATTTTCCACGTCTCCACCACCTGTCGAACCTCCGCTAATTAATGTAGGATAATCTTTATAAGCAATGTTCATATCAACATTACCAGATATTCCCGATACTGAACCTTTAGAACTATACTGCCATATTGTATATGGGCCTGTATATGACGGATTCCCTGTGTAATCAGCAAGCCACAAATCATATGCGCTCAATTGGCTCATATCTAAAAGTGTTTTAGCGAAGTTTGTGTATGTATATAATATAGGATAGTATCCAAGATTTTTCGTTTCGCTCAAAAATGCCTTACATATGTCTGTATTTGTTTGTTTACCTATCTGTGAATACAAAGCACTATCTTCACAATCGAAAGCAATAGGCATTGTAATAGTATAAGGCTTTACCTTTTCAGCAACGGCTTGCGCACACACCTTTGCGGAACTAACAGTTTTAGCATATGAATACACATATACACCAACATTTATTCCTGCGGCTATTGCGCCAGCCATATTCGTCTGATAATATGGGTCATATCCCTCGTTTATTGTACCATCATAGTTACAATACCCGACTCTGATAAAGGCAAAATTGTATCCAGCCGCTTTTACTTGTGGCCAGTTTATAGTGCCTTGATATTTTGATACATCAATACCTTTTATTTCGGAGCTTATATTAGAGTTATCGTTTGAATAATTATATATTCCAACAGAGTTAGAACATCCGGCATATTTTGTTGGGTCAAGCCTTTTTCCACTTCTTGTTGCTCTCACTTCAAGATGGCAATGTTTGATTGGTGGATTAGCGAGTGCGGCGTTTCCGCTGTTTCCCATAATAGCAATAGCGTCACCAGTTTTCACTTTTTGTCCAACTGATACTAAGTTTTTTTCGTTATGGCAAAAATAGATAAAGTTCACGGCGTCAGGAGTTTGGTTAGCGTCTAGCTGTACGCATACATACCAGCCCCATTCCCAAGTTAAATCACCTGTGCTTTTATCTACTTTACGAGAGGAAACGACTGTGCCACTAATAGATTTTCCACTATAATCTGGCATCAATATAGTTGTACTGTCCAATCCAACCAAATCTATACCGCCATGCCAAGTCTTTCCGTTTCCTCTTGTATATCCATAACAGCTATAATAATACGGAACTTGCGTTCTTCCAGTATAAATAGACATGTTGTTCTCCTTTATACATAAGCTGTATAGTAATTATATTATTGGCCCATTTTAGCAATAAGCTCTTTCATCGCTTTTATATCAGTTTCCTGATATGTTAATTGCTCCAAATTAGCAATTAAATGATATTCTGTAACTACTTCACCAGTAGCAACATTTACACTATCATATCTACCAATACCAATTGATACAGGTTCATTGTATCTTTCATATGTGATAGTGCTGTTTGATTCAGTGTTTATGATTTGAATTGTTTTTGTTAGTTCCTGATTAGAGAATAAAGCAATAAATTCTGTATCAGACATTGAAGATTTGTCCATGTGTATTTCTATATGACTTCTTACCGTAGACGAATAGCTAGGGTAAACAGCCGTCATAGGCAACACTTCATATTCATCGCCATT